TAGTAGCAGTTCCTGAATCAAATGTCCATGGTGCCGCTGTGCCGTCTAATGCTCCGTCACCTGTCTTTGTTGCTAATGTTGCTTTATGTGCTGTCAATTTAGTAACAAAGTAAGTGCCACCTGTAGCAGTAGCAACAAGATATGCTTCTCCTGTTTCAGGTGTAGCGTCTGTACCTAATTCAACAATTCCAACAGTTGTGCCGTCTGTTACTTTGTAACGACGAGTCGAAACTTGACGAATAATGTCAACTGGGCCGGCACCGTTGCCTACGTTAGCATACATAACAATTGCATTTTCTTGATTACCAGCTGTGCCAACAATACCGTTGTCAACTAACATTGTAACTGTTTGTGCGCTTGGCATTGTTCCACCGTTTACTTGACTCCATGATAAACTTGGAGTGCTTGTGTAACCAGAACCTTGGCTAGTTACAGTAATGCTCTTAACGCGGAATGTAACTGTTGCTTGTGCATTTGTTCCGCCTGCACCATAAATAGCCCAAGTAGTGATACCTGTACCACTGATGCTGGTAAATTCACCGCGACTTGTAATATTGATAGCAGATACGTTACCAGAACCGTTTGTGTTAATTGTAAGAACTGGAACAACACTTGCTTGTGTATACAAACCATTTAAGCTAGTAACAGCGGCATTAGTTTGATTAATTGTATAACCAGTATTAGTACCACCAACAGTAATAGCCGCAATTTCCCAAGTAACTGCTAAGGTTGCTGTTGCACCACCTGGTAGTGTTGGAGCATCTACTGTTAAGTTTGGAAATGTTGGATATGTATTGTTGATCTGAATAGCACCAACAGTACCATTGCTAACACTTCCTAATGCACCACCACCAATGCGATCATCAGAATAGTTTTGACTGTTTGATAAATTACCGGTAACTTGGTTACCGCCGGTGCCGATGTTACGGTTACCGAAATATTTTTTGTTTAATGGACGTCCCATGATTAATATCCTCTAGTTGTTGAATTGTGTGCAACAGTAAATGCTGTTGCTCCTGCGCCCAATCCGTATAGAGTTGAGTTTACGCTGTTGTTTGCGCCAAGTTGGAATTTCTCTGCGCCGCCTACTTCTTGGAACCATAGGCGTATTGGATACCACTTGCCTGCTACTACTGTAACACCGTCGGTGCCGTCTCTATGACTGTTACCAGACTGTGCCCATAGGTAGTTGTTGTTTGTTGGATTCAATGCGTCATCGCCGATCCACATTACTGCATCATCGTCAATGGTTGCAAAGAATTGCATATTACCTGTAACCGGTGCTTGGATATATCCCTTCCATTCAAACGCATATCCGTTTTCTGCACCTAGGTCAGTTCTTAAACCAAAACTAAGGTATGTATCAACTTCTTTGTTTGCTTCTGAAATTGGACCATGTGATGGTGTTCCGAAGAACGACATATCAAGAGTAAACGGTGGTACTGTTTGCCAGATGTAAGTTGTTGCAAAGTTACCAACATACTTCTTACGGATTAAACCATTTGTGCTATTAGTAACACTAGTTAAGCCGCTGGCTGTAATATCACGGAATGTAATACCAGTTGCGTTGTATGCACTGATATAAGTGTTGGCTGCGCTGAATGTACCAGGTACTGTACTATTGCTACCGCCAGAACCTGCCAATGGCTCGTTACGATCCATGCCTGCTGGAATAACAACATCATCACCTTCTAAATCTGTGTAACCTGACATTGCAGAATCTGTGCCAGCTTCCTCAACTTGCCAATAACCATCTGTTGTACTTGTACTGAAGTTCCATGGAAAACTTTGTAGTATTCCATTATAAATTACACTAATGCGATGACGTGTAATTTTAACAGCTTGTTGAACTGTACCATCATCATACTTAAATGAAATAGACATTTCGCCTACAGCTAAATCTGCACTGGCTTTATCTACTAGATAACAAACTGCTGTGTTGCCGTCTGCATCTTTACATTTGAATCTCTTAGATCCTGTTTGTTCTACAATATAACCTTTGACACTGGCAGTACCGTTGTGAAATTGTACTTTAATGTTGTTATTTGTATTGGCGCCAAACAATTGCTGGCGACTGAGGGGTCTTCCCATTTGTTTTCTCCTTAATTTGACGTTCTAGGTCATACGCAGCGGGTTACTGCATAAATTTGCTGATTAAGCAAACTTTGACATTGTATTTATTATTTAACCAAACAAAAAGGCTTCCGAAGAAGCCTTTTCTTATTGTAACAAACCTTAGGTTTGAATTAGCTAAACTTAACGTTAGAAGCTGTGATAGCAACTAAACCTAAGTAGTCAGCGGCATTACCTAATGAGCTTGCTGTATTGCTTAGTTCAACATAACCATAACGTGTCATGAATGATACGACTGGTTCAAATGTTGATGGATCTAGAACAACACCACTGCTCATCAATGGAATGTATGGGCAATAGAATGCAGGTGCATCAGACTCTGAACCACCTTTGTAACCAATTAGCACAGAAGCTGTATCTTGTGCGTAGCTGTTTACATACACTTTCATTGCATTATTCAATGTACCAACAAACTTGGTGTTTGTAGGAGCTTCGAATGTACCTTCTGTTGTACGAGCAAACGCACTTGTTGTAGCACTTTGTAGGATTGTCAATGCAAATGGACTTACCACTGCATAGTTACCTGCGCCACGACGTGTACGCTGAGCGATCAAGTTACTTACACGGTTGATTTGAACAGCTAGAGCAGCGTGTTCGTCACCAACGAATGTAGCTGTACCAGAAACGGCAGCTTGGTCATAAGTTTGTGTAGCTGTACCAGCTAAACTTGTTAAACTAGCGATAATTTCTTGGTCGATTTCAGCTGTAATTTCTTGAGCTAAAGCAGCCATTACTTCTGCTTCGACGTCAATACCTTGTTGAGCTTGTGCGTCTTGAGCAGCTTCAAATGTCCAACGAGCACTTAACTTACGAGTCTTAGCCTCGACAGTTTGCTTGAGGATTTGGATGCTTAATCTGTTACCAGCTTGTCCTTCTAGGGTAGCTGTTGAAGCTGCCTTAGCTGGGCCACCGCCACCAATACCGCTTTCGCCTGCTGCATTACCAGAATAGCTACTAGCAATTTTGAATGGGCTTAATGCCTCTTCACCTGCTAATACGCCAGCATTTGATGATGTGTCTGCATAACGTACACGTAATGTGTGGATTTGACCGACTGGTCCAGTCATTGGTTGTACACCAACTAATTCGTTAGCGATAACGGTTGGCATAACGCGACGGATCACTGGAAGGATCACGCGATTTAATGTTGCAACGTTGCCGGCAGAAGTAGCACCAGCAGTTGGGGATTCAATAAGATACTTACGAGTATTCTCAAGTGTAACTCCCATTACTGATTTCTTTGTGCCTTGTAAGCCTTCTAATAGGGCTTCTTTAGTTTCTGCCCAACGTCCTGTGAGTAGTTCTGACATTTAAATTTCTCCTTAAATTTTTAGTCCAGCGAGTTTACGGATATCTACGATATTTGTATCTTCCTCACTGCTACGGTTGGTGTTGGAAATTTGTTTATTTCCTGTAACTTCTTTTGCCTCTACTAGTGCCTGTTTCTTCTGCTGTGTTTTGCCATTTAAGACTGCTGGAAGATACTTGTCAAAACTTTCGTTTAATTTAGTAGTCTTCACACTCTCCATTAATTCACTCATAATCTCGCGTTGCTCTTTGTTTAGAGGAGCAAGCAATTCACCCATAATTTCTTTACGGGTTTGAGATTCTTTTAAATCAACGATTTCTGCTTCTTTACTTTCTAAGATTTGTTCAGCTTTCACAACAGCTTTCGCTGCTTCTTGAATTGCTAAATCTTTCATGTCTATGACCTTGAGTAATTTTGCAGTTTCTGATTTTTCGTTTAAGTAGCTGGTTGAGTATTCGGCAGCAAAAGCCTCGAACAACTTACGACCAAAATCTGCGCGACGAGCTGCTTCAATGTCTTCTTTAAGTGATGTGATTTCTGAACGTAGGTTCGTATCCACAACACTTTCGACCATTTTAGCGGCACGTTGAACAAATGCTTCTTTAACTTTTTGTATTTCTTTACGGCCTTCACGGATTAAGCGAACTTTTGTTTCAGCTAAATCCTGTTTGTCTTTAAAAAACTCTGTAATTTCTTGAGCTAGAGCTTCTACGACGAATTCTTCTAATTTACCAAATTTACTAGCCATTGCAACTTGATCTTCGTGTAGTTCACGAACTTCAGCTACTAGTTGGCGCTTGACAAATTCATTCATTAAACCTGCATTTTGTTTCATCGCTCTTGCGTACTTGACTTTCATCTCGGCAAGTTGACGACGATCATCTGCAAATTCAACCAATTCAGCACTTAGTTGTTCAGCGAGCATACGATCTACTGCTTCAACCATTGTTGATTTGTCATGTTCATATTTTTGTGCAAATTCTTCGCGTAGAGATTGAGCTACTTGTTCACGGTTCTCGCTAATGCGTTGTTCCCAAGCTAACTCAATAGACTCTTTGATCTCTTCAGAAATCACATTATTTTCAAAAAGCGTTTTAAGTGCATCCAACATGTGATTCTCCTTGTTATTGGAGTTTGCTTATTATACCTAATAAGCTCTCTTTGAGATATTTTTGTGCCTTAGGATCGCCCTTCACCTCTTGCGCTATACGCAAGGCATTGAATCCACCACGACTGTTCATCAGGTGTTCATAAATTGGTGTAGGATACGCTCCAGGAGCACTAGGTTGAGCTACCATATCTACTGTGATAATCTCAAAATCTGAAACTTCACCGGAACCGTCATCTCTGACGTTACCGGATCCGCGTGAGCTAACACCTAGTTTTACACCAGATTCTAGCATCGTACGAATTAATTGCCCCATAGGGGTGGGAAGTATTTTCAACTTCCCATAACCATTTGGACCATCCATCCACATGTTTACTATCATGTGCGATACACGGTCCAGGTTAATTTTTAGATCATCAGGATGATCTACTTCTCCGAGAACTGAATAGCCGTTTTGAATCTGATCGTTAAGGGTTTTGACAGCCTTGCCAATCTCTTGCACAGGATAAACACGCTGGTTAGCGTTTTTTATACCGCCCTGGATACAAATCCCGGACATGTATAAGTTCTTTCCTTCTTTGTCATCAGATTCAACGACCATTTTGGCTTCGTTGAAACTGAGATTCTCTCGGAGGTATAAAGACATAATTTTAATTAGTCTCTGTTATTATTTGGCACGCTTTGGAGCGCCGTTGAGCATACTGTTTTTGTTATCAGCTTTCTCGCTTGCACCTTTCTTTTCTGCGCCGTGGCCAGCTGGCACTCTTGTTGAAAATGCTTTGCCGGCTTTGCCTGGAACTGTATTAATGTTACCAGTATTCATATCTTTTGGTGTAGGAGCAGATAAACCGCCCTTTGTGCCGCCACTGGTTGTGCTGAAAGACTTAGTCATGTTAGCAGTTGTACCGCCCATATCATTCTTACCAGCAACTGCTGACTTGTTGTTTACACCGTCGTCACCCATTTTTGCAGGAGCAACTTTTACCAAGTTTTTATACTCCATCATAGGCATCATTTCTTCGTCTGCTTCTAGTTCAGAATCTAAGTCGGCGCCCATGTCGTCCATTCCGCCCATGTCGTCATCGCCCATGTCGTCCATTCCGCCCATGTCATGGCCTTCAGCTTCTTCACCAGCTAATAGTTGTTCAAATTCTGCTTTTAGGTCTTCTAAAGCATCTTCTAGGTCCATAACGCGGTCTTCTAAACCTTCGTCACCACCCTCTTCGTCACCGAAGTCATCTTCTTCTTCACCACCAAAGTCATCTTCTTCGGCATCAGCGTCAGTTTCAGTGTCGTCATCAGCGTCGTCTTCAGCGTCAGTTTCAGTGTCGTCATCAGCGTCGTCTTCGACACCTTCTTCTTCCATACCTTCTTCTTCCTCTTCTTCCTGGCCAAAGTCTTCACT